AAGTCTTGTTGCGCCAATGCGTTGTAGTACGCTTCCATCTCAGGAGTCGTAGCACCCAAACCACCAGCACCACTTGGACGCAATCCTGTAGCACCTACAGACAAACCACCACGACCTTGTTGGAACAACTGGTTTTGCAACTGAGAATATTGACGCTCACGACTTGGTGCAAGCAAGTCTTGTTGCTGTTGCATATATTGAGCCGCAACTTGTTCAGGAGACTGTTGTAGATACTGCTGACCCAATCCAAACAGTCCTTGAGCACCTTGTTGAAGCGGAGCATACTGTTGCTGTGCCATCTCAGCTTCAGTTAATCCTCTTTCAGTCAATCCCATCAATCGGTCTTGATAGGCTTTGAGTTCAGGAGAGACTGTGTAACCAGCACCAGTTAGATAACCGCTAGGGTCAAACTGGAAGTTGGAACTGCCATAGCGAGTAGTTACACCTACAGGGCGAAACTTAGCGGCTTCAGCGGCAATTCGTGCCGACTCAAGTTGCGCTCGTGCAGATGTTTCAGCCGCCTGTTTTGCAGACCTACTTTGCATCGAACCGCCAAGCAGTGATGCACCCCCCATAACTAATGCCGCTTGAAGTCCCATCATATTCTCCTGACAAATATTTGTCTTAGTTTTGCATCTGAACCAACAAAGTCTTTCAGATACTTGAATCCAACAATACCCAAAAATTTCTCATGCTTTACATCACCAATCTCATGTATTGCATAAATCTCACTTCTATGTATCTCGAACAACTTTCTCAAATCACTCAACAAATCTCTCTTTACTTCCTTTGTCCACTTTACGCAATCACAATGAATAAAAGTGAACCCAAAATCAATTTCCAAAAAGACAATGTAATCATCGTGATAGATTACTGGTGTCTTCACACTGTCCGTTTCCACATATAAACAGTAATGTACGGCTGATAGTTAGCATTTGTTACGCTTACACCAGCTGTAGAAATGCTTGTTGCAACTGTAATTCCAGTGAATGCAGAACCTGTAGTTCCAGATATAGCACCAGCACCTGTTCCATTAATATTAGCAACTAATGAACCGGGGGATGGTTGTGTGTATGAGTGATTGTGACTTGGGTCTGTAACAGTTGATGTTGCAGTGTGGGTGTGGCTTGGCACAATTGCATCTGCACTACCACCAGTTTCTTCAGCAGTGTCAAACAGTGCATTGCCTGAATCAAAACCAACCATGACACGACCAGCACCAAACGCAGTCCATGTGCCAAAACCAAGCAAGGTTGCAGGGTTAGTGCTGACGCTTGCATTAGTGTAGATTGACCCAACTGGATACAGCAAAGCAATTGCCGCTTGAACAAAAGCAGTTGTGGCTATAGTGGTTGTATTGCTTCCATTAGACTGAGTAACAGCAATAGTTCCTGTTGGCAATGTAGGCGTACCAGTAAAGGTAGGACTTGCCAAATCTGCCTTGGTTGCAATGGCAGTAGCAATGTTGTTGAACTCAGTATCAATCTCAGTACCTTTGACAATCTTCAAAGGGTTACCAGAAGACAGAGCATCTTTAGTGGCAAAGTTGGTTGCTTTTGTGTAATTTGTCATATCTGTCCTTAACTTAATCTACCTTGTTTGGATTGAATCTCAATCTTCTGAAATGACAATGGTGTCCCATCAATGTTTGACTCATAACCCGACTGCACAACCTTGCCAGAACCTGATGCCGAAACTGTCAATGTTTGCAAAGCAATACCATCAACATACTCTGCAATGACAGTAGCGTTTGCACCATACTCTGCAACACCATACAAACTTTCGCCTTGGGTTGGGATAGTCGCACTGTCAGACAAGTAGTTGGTCTTAAAGTCAAATCCCCACTTGAATGTAACTACTTGATTACTTCCACCAATTACAACAGTAGACAACTTCTTCAAAATAGAAGTGACATTTTGATCGCCAAGGTCAGAGTGGTTTGTGTAGTACAATATCCTGTACTCAGCATCATGGTCTTGGAAAGTACCGTACTTGCCTACATAACCATTCTTACCAACCAACAAATCACCGTTTCTGCGAGACAACAATGATGTTGGTTCTATAGAGTCCCAAGTTGTAGCCCTTGCCGCACCATCCTGCAAATACGCTTTTGTGTCGAAACAGAACACTGACTTTGTACTGGGTGTAGTCAACAAGTAAAAGGCTTCACGCTCTGAATAAACAGACTTGATATTAGCCAATGTCTCACCAGCCACAGTCTCCATCAAATCATTACGAATGTTCTTAGACAAGTCTCTCTCAGGAGATGACTTCTCTTGAATAGTCCTCATCAATGATCTGACACCAGAATTAGACAAGAAAAGCACATCAGTGCTAGTTGTCTGAATACTGTCTCTAGCAATACAACCAATACCCTCAACAGTGTCATGCAATGACATTGATGCTGGTGTTGTGGCATTTTGGTAAATCAGAATCTGACGCTTACCAAAGATAAACAAGAAACCATTGTGTGCTGCTAGACCTGTGATCTCATCAGCACCATTCACCCAAACACGGTCTACATTCAAAGAACCTGATGTACCTGTTGACCAAACATGACCAGCAATCAAGTCAGAGAAAAAGACTGTTGCGTTATTGGCTGTGGTGTTTGCCGCCCACAATCTACCAAAAGCAGAGATTGCAATATTGGCATCAGGCACAGTGCCTACATAACCTGTCTTCTCCGACACTCTACGAAATGTTGTAGTGCTTACAGCAGGGTCATAGATCAGTGGGTTAAACCCTGACTGAAAGAAGTAAGTGATGTTGTTTAAAGACGCTGTTTGCCAATTGCTTGCGGTAATAGTTGGTGCTGTACCACCACCCCCATAGGTCAACTCCACAATAGCATTAGAGCCATCAAGTTTAAACAGCTTGTTGTTACCAGCAAACAAAACAGTCAAAGTGCCATCTGCTTGAACCAACTCATTCATCACAGTAACATCGTTTGCCCCCAAGTTACCAGTAGATGAGTTAAGCCTAGAAAAACCTTTGCGTGAACCAATACGACCATACTGGTCAATCACGCAATTAGTCGCAACCAAAGCAAAGCCAGCATTCAAATCAAGAGGCGAGTCTTGAGTATTCAACCCATAAAAGCCGGGGGCTGAAATGCTTGCAATTTCTAGTTGCTTGCTCATATTGCTACAAACTCCTGATTCTCAGGGTAACGAGTGCCTTCTAAAGCAATGTGGTCAGAGAGCATAGATTTGTACAACAGATAAGCCTCAGATGAAGACAGACCGCCATCTTCACCACGCTCTACCAATGCACGAGCATAAGCATTCTGAGCCACTAAAACATCAGGGACAAGCACTACTGTTGAACCTGATGCCAGAGTAGCTTGTGGCACTGTTAAGGAAAACTTGATTGTGTATACGCCATCAGGTATTGGATATAAATTTACCTTAGTGTCGTAATTACCATCAACGCCATCAAAAGCAAATTCTGTGGGGAGAGAGTTCACAAGTGGCGTAAAGTTTAGCTTTCGGTTCATATCCACAAAACTGATGTTTATCAAACCAACATTGCTTGTGGTATTGATGACATCCATGACTTGAAACTTCTGTCCTGCACCTGTCAAAGAATAAGCTGCTGTAGATGCAACGGTTGTAACTGTAATAGTTTGACCCAACACATTCCATGAAAAGGCATCTTCAACTTGACGCTTTGCGTCATTAACAAACTTGCCAATCAGAGTTGAATAAGTGGTTTCATTGATTGATGAAATTGTTGTCTCACGCAATCTGATAAGTACATCATTGATTAATTCAAGGTAGGTCATGTTCTTGTCAACCCTTCTTCTTCAATAGTGACTGCAACAGCAAAGGTTGATGCTGATTCTGATGTTGCTTTAAGTATGTCGCCTTCTTCCATTACAAAATAAGATACACCGCCCCAATCTTGAGTTGTTTTGGAAGTAACTGCCGTTTGGTAAACCAGTGAATAGGTAGCAGATGCTGATGTATCTACCCAATCAAAAGTAATATGTTTATTTGAACCAGTTGCATTAGCGGCACGAAGCAATACTACCCTTGCATAGTAACCCGTAGGTACGGTATAGAGGGTAGTGTTTGTTGTTGCTGTTAGATTTGCGCCAACTGATAATGCTCTCATTTTGCCTTTGCCTTATTCCTTGCGGAGATAGCTTTAGCTTTTGCCTTTGCGTCAGCCTTTGAGGTTGCACCCCATGCCTTGAGCGAAAGAAGCAGTCTTGTTGGTTCACCTTTCTTGTCGTACTCAGCACCATCGTTGCCAGCCATACGAGCCAAGAAACTTGCTCTGCGAGGGTTATCCCCCGACTTTACTGGTGCTTTCAAGTTGCCACCAGTTTCCGCATTATAAGATGCTCTGCCCTTGGCATTCAACCCCCCTTTGGGATTTTGACCAGCTTTTGTTTGCCAAGTAGGTGATTTCATCTTTTACCTCATCTGTAACTAGCCGTTTTCTTTGCAATCTTTTTTGGTTGCTTTACAAACTGTTTACCAGCCGCCGTACCTTTGCGCTTGGCTTTGGTAGTTGCCGCATACTCAGCAGAACTCAAAGACTTGATTGCCGCCTCTGGCAAATACCTCTCGCCTGTCTCAGACGATGGTTTACCTGACTTGGTACGCCACTTCTGTTTACCCCAATCTTTGAGAGATTGCTGGGGGTCTTTCATTTCTTAGCCTTTGGCTTAGGTGGTGTGTGCGTCAAGACTTTGCTTTCAGGAGTATGTTTTGCACCTGTCATCAAAACACCCTTTTCTTTGTGCAATTTACCCTTGTAAATCTTGCCATCAGGCAAATAGTGCGTTGCTGATTTGCTCATGTCTTGTAACCCCCGCCTTTGGCTTTGTACTCTTTGGCAAGCAATTGTGCTTTTCTTGCTGACCA